GGAAAATTTCAGAAATCAGTGGTGTCAGATGTGCCGCCTATTGATGAATTTGATGAAACATGTAAAAGACATGATGCAGTGTATGCTAGAGACGGCGACCTGCAGGAAGCAGACAAAGTATTCTTTAGAGAGAATATTGGAAGAAGGGGATTATTACGAAACGTTGCAGCCACGGCCGTTGGACTCCAAGCCGGAATTCGGGGAATTTCACATGGAGTACATAAACTGGCTGGGCGAAAGAGAGGTGTTTCAAACAAGTCGTTGAGAGTGGGTAAAGTAAAGATGAAAGAGATCTATCACCCAGAAGATGACTTTGTGACCGTTGAAATTGATAACGGGGCGGACATAATTGATGTCAATTATGGTCCAGGTGGACAACCACACCCGCGGGAAAGTAAATTACTACTCAAAAACAATTTAATACGGAATAACATGCCTCACATACGCAAACCACGTAAGATCGTGCCAATTGAAAAGGTGAAACCCAAGGGAACTAACCAACGCAAGGCGACCCAACCGGTGAATATTCCACGAGGAACTGTGCCCGTGAACTCAATGCAAACATTCGTGAAGAGTGACCCGACCGTTGTGTCGAAAGCAGGGAGACATGGAGAGACCATTTCAGGGTCAGTTTATCTGACTTCGCTTTTAACTGCGACTAAGCTGGAATCCAGCCTGGAAGACTTGGCGTTACAAGCTATTGTGCCACTGAATCCAGGGAACTTCGGCAACTCAATGTTGTCTAACGTTTCCAGGTTCTATGAGCAGTTTCGATTTAGAAAACTGCGGTTACATTATCTTACATCGTCAGCAACTACAACAGCAGGGACTGTTGTTTTGTCACACCAGGTTGACAGTCTTAATGAAGTTCCTTCCAGAGGATACAAGTCGAGCGACCTCTACAGTAATCTGTTCTCTCGTGAGAACACATTGATGGGGCCTGTATGGGATAATGCTTTCATGGACGTGCCAAAAGAAGGATTGGAAAGATGGTGCTTCACAGATTCCAAATTTGGACATACTGTTGAAGACTTGTTTTCGGGATACCTGTTAGCGTATTCCACTATAGAAAGTGGAGTTCCTGGTCGACTGGTCTTAGAATTCGTTTGTGAATTCAAAGGTAGAGCCAATGAAATTGGTGACAACATACCTAGACCAATGACGACAATCATGAACTACACTATCTCCTCTAAAACAGCAGGAGATATTGCACAAGGTGATATCTCAG